CTAATTTTCGGTCCGGCACCCCTTTTTTTCGCGTTGTTAGGATCATACTGTTCCTCTTCGTCATCTGATTGTATATCCTTTGATAAATTCCAGAATTCAACGCTTCCCAACTTGAAATCGTTATGATTGTCTGCCTTGTACCAAAACACTTGATCTTGCAAACGATTTGATTTGGCATTGTTGTTTATCACCAAACACTCGTAGTTTTCCGTACACTGGTCCATCACTTGACAAAAAGACTCGAAAGTGGGAAACATTCCGGCATAATTGTCATAAATTCTTTTGCGATTTGCAATGTAAGGTTCTCTCAAAATAAAAACGAAATCTATGTTGGTTCTCAGTGTGGGCGGCACACCAAGCGGATATTGCATAGTAATGACCAACATTATCTTCCAATGTCGGCCATTCATGAAAAGAAGCCTCATCATTTTATCACGAGTCCAAGTAGCGTCATAAAGACAATCATCTAAAATAACAAAAGCGCGCGGGTCGATGGAACTTTTTTTGTAGGTTTCAATTTCTTTCTTAATTTGTTTTAAAACGGATTTTTGTCTTTTCAATACATTTTCAATAATAGCAGTGTTGTATTCATTGTGAATAAATAGTTTAGGAACTAATTTTCCGTAAAACCCGTTACCTTCTTCTGTTCCGGATATCACGACGCCAATGGGGATATCCTGGTGATAATAAAGTAAGTCACGAACCAAGAAAGATTTACCCGTGTCTCTTCTCCCGATGAGAACAACGACTGGGCCTTTAGACTCGTTGGGTTTGAAACTAATGATTTTCATGTCAAATTTCTTTAGTTCTAAACTCATTTTGTAATTGTATTTGTAATACTTGTAATATTTGAATAGTCTTTAGAAAATATGTTTGGATGAAATGACGCATTCTGCAGAAAATGCAAAAATTCAAGAATTCTCAAAAAATAAGTTTAAATTTGATAAAAATAGATATTAGATAGTATTATATTCTTATTATATTCTTATTAAATGGCAAGTTTGAATTACGAGAAAAGGAAAAACCAAGAATTATTTGGTAATTTCAAAGAGGCCAAGTATTTAGATGTAAAGGAAATTCAGAATTACATTCCCATTTACAACAAACAATTTATCTTGAATGAAACCAATTACAACTCGGTCAACTTGAATCATCAATGGTATATTCACTCCATTAAAAAGGAAGTTGTGAATAAAGAAACCAAGACAAAATTATACAAATGTGAGTTGAAAAACATTCACGCGCCCACTAAAACAAAAAAACAGTCGGTGTTTTTTAAATTAGCGCCATTACTTGACCCGTTAAAATTCTTGATTGGAAAATATGACATCAAAGATGAAAAATGGTTTCAATTACCAAAATGGAATTCCCAGTTGGACGACGCAATTCATCCAAGAATACTCGACGAAAATCATTGTGCGTATGTTGATAGTTTTTTCTCTTTTCTCTCGAATTCACTTATAGAGAGGTATAATTTTCAACATGGCATGGAGTTTTACGGTTCCTTTTTGGCTATAAAGAACAATTACAAGGTGAATGTCATTGATGACCTTGATTATTTGTGTAAATCAACTTATTTCAATCAACATAAAAACAAATTGTTTCACATTGAAGATTATTACCATTTGGTGGATTACGAAGAAGATGCAAAAATGAAACCGATTAAGATAGATTATTCTACAAGTAAAAAATCTATTTCCATCAAGTCTATCAAAGATGATTTGTTTGAAGATATTTTTGAAGAGGGAGAACAAATAGAAGAGCCAGTGGATAGTGACGCAAACCGAGAACACTATACACTTGATGATTTGAAGGAATATGATTTGCCTTTTCCGGATTCGGGAGAAAAGAAGATAATCGAGAATAAAGACGATGAAAAGGTTACTATCCATTCAAGTTCCAGTTGTTCTTCAAGAACATCTCATACGAGTGAAAATGACGAAGAAGAATTATTGAGTGAAAATACTGACAATAAAAATACAAGCGCTTCGTCCTCTGTTTGGGAAGATGAATCTGGCGATACCGACGATGACGAAGAAGATGAGGATGAAAAGATAGAATCAACCTTTGAGAAATTTCCAGTGCAAATCATTTGTATGGAGCATTGTGAAAATACATTTGATTCGCTCATTATCAACGAAGAATTGACGCAGGATGAATGGTTGTCTGCTTTATTGCAAATTATTATGATTTTAATTGTATACCAAGAAGCATTTTCTTTTACACACAATGATTTACATACAAACAATGTAATGTTTAATGAAACCGACGAACCTTATTTGTATTATCACATTCAAAATAAATACTACAAGGTCCCCACTTTTGGTCGTATTTACAAAATCATAGATTTTGGAAGAGCCATTTATCAATTCAACTGTAAAAAATATTGCAGTGATAGTTTTCAAATTGGCGGAGACGCAGTTACACAATACAATACAGAACCCTATTTCAACGAAAAGAAACCGAGATTGGAACCAAACTATAGTTTTGATTTGTGTCGATTGGCTTGTTCTATTTTCGATTACCTAATTGATGATTTTGATGAATTATCCAATATTATAAAGGAAAATCCAATTGCGGGCCTTATTGTGGATTGGTGCATTGACGACAATGGTTTGAATGTCCTGTATAAAAATAATGGAGTAGAAAGGTATCCGGATTTCAAATTGTATAAAATGATTGCAAGATGCGTACATAATCACACGCCACATGCACAATTAGAGCGCAATTTATTCAAATCGTTTGTTACAACCAAAGATAGAATAGAGTCTCTGGATAAAGTTTTGAATATAGACGAAATTGGGAATCTATGAAATGTGAAAATAGAATAAAAAAATAAGAAAACAATACGAAAAAAACTGTAAATTATTTTATCTAGAATATAAAATTGAGTTTAGATAAAATATAAAAACGAAATCTAAAAAATAAAAAACAAATGTCCTATGGATTTATTGTATTAAGACATGTGAATTCTGAAATGACAAATAAATATTGGAATGAAGCAGTCCTATCAATACGCACAGCATATTCAAAAGAAATTAAAATTGTTGTTATTGATGACAATAGTAAAAAAGAGTTTGTAAAAGAGTTTTTTCCTTATGAAAATGTGGAATACGTCCAAAGCGAATATCCTCAAAGAGGAGAATTACTTCCGTTTATTTATTACCAACGAAACAAATATTTTGATAACGCAATTATTATTCACGACAGTATTTTTATAAAAAGAAAGGTAAATTTCCAAGAATTTGTTAAAAAGGGAATAACCGTCATGCCTTTCTGGCATTTTCAAAACGGAAAAGATGAAAATATATTAAATACTTTGAGAATTTTGAAGTCTATGAGAAACACACAAATTATGGAAAGGAATTTATTGAATATAAAAAATATAGATGTTCTTGGCATGAAAACCGAGAGTTATTGGGATGGTTGTTTTGGAGCCATTTGTTTTATTAGCCATAATTTTTTGAATTATTTACATGCGAAATATCAATTTTCTAACATGATTCGTGCGGTAAAAAATAAAGATGACCGGTGTAGTTTGGAGAGAATTATAGGGCTCATGTTTTTCGTAGAATGTAAATATTTGAAAAAACAATCTTCACTTTTTGGAAATATACATGATTACAGAAAAGGTGAATATGGTTGGGGATATACCTACGAACAACATCGAAATTATATCAAAAAATACAAACAAGCCATCGTCCCTGTTGTAAAAGTGTGGTCTGGTAGATAGATCGGCCAATTTTATGTGACATGTCATTTGAAAATGTAAATGACATGTAATTTTTTACTTCTCTCAATTTCTCTCAATCACCTTAAAATCCTGGATTGTCAACAAAAACGGCGGGGTTTGTTATTTTAGCACCACCTTCCTGCATAACAGGTTTCAATTGTTCGATTATGAAATTTCCTGAAATAACGCTAAAATAAACCAACAACGAATCACGAATAAGTAACTTCAAAGGTTTGCTTTCCTTGTCAACAAACCGCATTTCAATAAATTTGACTAAAAAGAAAATAATGGAAATAATCCCGGCAACAAGAAAAATATTATTCATTCTTGTTACTACAAGAAAGAATATTCTAATATATTTTACGCAATTTTACCCACCAAACCCACACAAAATTACACCAAAACCTCAATATCGTCTAATAATAAATCTGGCATAATAGACATTTCCGCATCAATGTTGTGTACGTCTAAATTTCCCAATTGGACCGTTTCTTCGGATATTCTTAATCTCGGATTCGAATCTTCGTCATCATCGTCATTCTCTAATTTTCGTTGAGCGTTACGCATGGCTCCGATTTCTTCTAATCTTTCAATGGTTTTTGGAGCATCAACGGTTTGTTCGCGATTATAACCGTCCTTAACATAATCCAAATTATTGAATTGAATCTTGCTCGGTTCGGTGTCTACATTTATGGATGCAGTTTCCAGTTTCTTTTCGCCTTCAGAC